AGGCTGAGTGCCTATGGCCGATGTTCTCTCGCGCGAAGAACGGCGCGGCGGTGATGGACGGGGAGGGCAACATCTTTCAGTTCAAGGCCAAGGACCGCGTTTGGATCGGCTCGCATTGTGTGGTGTTTCCGCTCCGCATGGCGCAGTCGCTTTGCCCTGACTTGGCAGCCGAGTTTGCACAGATCGCGGAGGAGGAATCGCATGTCGTTGCGGAGTGAGGCTGAGACCGAAGCCGAGAAGCGGTGGCCACTGGCGTGGATCGGTCGGAAGCCGAAACAGCACACGATCACCGGTCAGCCGCCGAGTGTCACAGAGAAGCCACGTTTCGGGAGCAGGAACCCGTGACGAATCTTCACATGTTCATGTCGGTGCGCATGACCCGGGAGCAGAAAACCTGGGTCATGCGCCACGGCGGCGGCGAGTATCTACGCCGGTTGATTGACGAAAAACGTGTTACACGAATCGCACCAAAACGGCGGCAACGTCTGAGAAAATAAGTAGGTGGACTTCGAGACAGCAGTAGAACGGCTTACCCGCAAATGGGTGGATGTACTCACGCCGAAAGAATCACCAACCGGCAAATACTATGCAGTTGATCGTGAGCCACTACTGGAGTCGCTGCGGAAACGCATATCCTCCTCGGTCGGCACTCAATCAGAGCATGGCGGCTCGGGGCAGAACGCGATCCCCATCGACACTGAGGCGTTCGACTTGTGGCAGCACATTGACGAGTCGGTGGACGCCTGGAACCTCGACCTCGGGCACCTCGCCCACGGCGAGCTCACGCAGCGCCTCGCCGAGCTGGCCGTGCGCATCGACACCGCCTGGCGCACCGGCGACATCTCCGAGGTGAGACGCGCCCACTTGCAGCACATGATCATCGGCTGGGCGGACCGAATTCTCGCTTCGCTGGAGGGTTGGCGGACCCTGTTTCTGCTCGCTGAGTGCCCCGAATGCCACCAAACCTGGGTGTCGGACCCACGCGAGCAGATCACCACCCAGCACTGTCTTCAGGTGCACTTCCGCGATGGTGGATCGGAGGCGTGGGCTGAATGCCGACGCTGCGAGCATCAATGGACAGGCCCATTCGAACTCGCCGAGCTTGGCTTCAGGATCGGCGCGACCCAAGACACAGACATGCTCCGGGCCGCACGAGTGGTTCAATAGCCACCATGGGAACGTTCATCCGCGAGGTAGGCGGCAACATCATCCAGGGCGTCAAGAACACGTGGGCCTTCATATGTGCCCTTCCAGTGTGGGTCTTGGTCTGCACTTTCCTGAGTGCGGTGTCGTTTGCGCTGGCGGTTGCATACTCAGTCGGCGTCCTCGCCTTCATCGGGACCGTACTCGTCGTCCCGTACCTCAGCCACCTGATCGCCGAGGTTGCAGACTGACGGTTTCGCGCGTACACTTTTGAGTGCGGCGTTGAACTGTCTCTAAATGTCGCCTCCAAGCCTCGGTCTAGTCAGCCGAGGCTTTCGTCGTTCCACAACGAATTCCACAGTCCCAGACGTGGCAGCCATCCCGGCGGCGGCTGGTCCCGGCTCCGAGGATCCATATCGGGCACGATTCCATTTCGTCTAATCGGCAAGACACCAGGCCCTGAACCTGGCAATCGTGGTTCGAACCCATGAGTGGAAGCGATGCACGTCAGCGGCTTACCAAAGCCGCAAGGGTAGGCACCCTGCCGATTGCCGCGTGTCAGTTGCTCCTCGTCCTCCGAAAGGACTGGCGGGGATATGAGCGAGGCCGATCACCTCGCCGAGGGGCGCGACTCGTACAACGCGCAACACTTCGGAGGTGACCATGACCGACGGCACCCGCGAACTGGTCCTGGACCTCCTCGACCGAGGCATGCTCGACGCAGTATCCGACCTCGTCACTCAAGGGCAACTCACCGATGATGAAGCTGCCGAGCTACTCTGCGAGGCCGGCTGGTGATCCGCGACCGCATCGACCCGGCCCTCATCGCCCGCATGGAAGCCATGGTCCGAGACAAAGCCTGCGACGACGCAGAACGGATCAAGCAAAAGAATTAGAAGCTACGTTCTTCATGCTCTGGCGGTAGATAGTATCCGTTGGCTTCGCACTCCTCACGAGTGGCAGACCATAGCGCGCCGCCATCCTTCTGCCAGATCGGGAGTCCGTTGAGCCCTCGCGTCTGGCTGAGCAAGAAACCTTCTCGCTCTGCAAGTTCAGGAGTGATGAAGTCTGGGCGCTTCCTCATCAGGACTGCCGTACAATGAGTTGGCCCTGGTCACTAACCGTGATGCTCAGGGTCTCGACCTTGCGATTGACCAGACGCACGATCACCACAATGAGCCAAAGCCCACCAGTGATCAACGTCAAGATGATGTTCCAGAACCAGCCGATCCGCTTCTTCCGCTGCAAGATCGCCTGCGAGTCAGTCACCGAAGCAACCGACCAACCCTCGCTCGCACGCCGAGAAACCTCAGCATTGAGCAACTGCGTGATAGATGCCTTGTCCATGAGATCAGCCTAACGCCACCCACCCACACCAACAGACCCCACCACCGGAAGGACCCCCGGTGCCAAGCATGCCCCCTACCCGCTGCACCCACCCCGGCTGCGGCGAACTCGCAACAGACCGCGGACGCTGCCCCAAACATCAACGCCCAGCATGGCAAACACCAAGCAAGCACACCAAACTCATGGACTCGACACGAGAGAAGCGATGGCGCACAGCAGTCCGAGCCCGAGCACACGGACGCTGCCAACAATGCGGGCAACCAGGCAGCGAAGCCGACCACATCATCGAAGTCGCAGACGGAGGCGCACTCTACGACCTCAACAACGGACAATATCTATGCCACACATGCCACCAAATAAAAACAATGCAAGCCCGACGAGCACGACACAGGTAGGGGAGTCAAGATTTCGAACATATGTTCGAACGGCGGCGTCGCGGTCAGCTCTGCTCGTCTGAACGGTGGTTTTGGGGTGTTTTAGGGGATTGGAGGGTTGCTGATGGGTGCTCGTGGTCCTTTGCGTCTGGTGCAGCCTGATGATTCGTCTGGGCGTGAGTCTGCGGCGCAGCGTGTGCGTCCTGAGCCTCCGGAGAAGCCGGCTGGTCTGCCGTTGGAGGTGGATGAGCTGTGGGATGAGATTGTTCCGACGTTGAATGATGCTGGGCTGTTGTCTCGTGCTGATGGGATGACGGTGGAGCTGGCGTTGCGGCATTTCGTGGTGGCGCGGCGGGCGTCGAACAATCTGATCGAGAAGGGCGCGGTTGTCGAGGACAAGCACAATGGCGGCGATCTGAAGAAGAGTCCGGAGGCGCAGATCTGGCGGGACAATTCGGCGGCGTTCTTGGAGTTCGCGAAGCAATTGGGGTTGTCGTTTGCGTCGCGTGCTCGGGTGACGATGCCGAAGGAGGCTGATGATGGGGAGAACCCGTTCAGCTTCCAGGCTGTCGGCCGGTAAGCCTGTCGCTTCGGCCTTGTCGCCGGAGGTGAAGTGGTACCTGACGGATCGTGGCTACGAGTTGGCCGGTTGGCAGCGTCCGTTGTGGCGGACGCCGGAGCCTCGGGATGAGCCGGGGGCGGTATTTGATCCGGGTCGTGTCGACCGGGTGATCGCGTCGCTGAAGACGATGCGGCATTCGCAGGGAAAGTGGGCTGGTCGCCCGTTGGCCCCGGATGCGTGGCAGGTGGCTTTTGCGGTTGCCCCGGTTTTTGGCTGGGTGCATGATGTGGACGGTCGCATGGTGCGGATCATCCGTACGGTGTGGATCGAGGTGCCCCGTAAGAACGGGAAGACGACGATCGCCGCTGGTCTGGGGTTGGTGCTGGCGTTTGCTGATGGTGAGCCTGGGGCGCAGGTGATCGCGGCGGCGGGCTCGCGTGATCAGGCGCTGAACGCTTATCGGCCGGCGATGCTGATTGCTCAGGCGTCGCCGGCGATGAAGGCGGCGGGTATCAAGCCGTTGCACCGCGAGATCGTGCGCGAGGCTGATCAGAGCTTCATGAAGGCGGTCGGGTCGGTTGGGGATCTCCTGCAGGGGTCGAACCCGAATGGGGCGATCGTGGATGAGCTGCACGTCCATAAGGACGCGAGCGTGATCGATGCGCTGGAGTCTGGTCAGGGTGCGCGGGATCAGCCGTTGACGATCATCATCACGACGGCGAACGACGGCAACAAGAACTCGGTGTATGCGCAGCGTCGGAAGCACATTGAGGATCTGTGCCAGGGACGGGCGACTTCGCCGTCTGAGTACGGCGTGGTGTTCGCGGCCCCGGTGTCGGCGGATCCGTTCAAGGAATCGACGTGGAAGCGTGCGAATCCTGGGTATGGGGTGACGCCGACGAAGCAGTTCATGGAGATCGAGGCGCAGAAGGCGAAGGAGTCTCCGGCGCAGCGAGCCCGCTTCTTCCGGCTGAATCTGAATCGGGCGACGCCGCAGGAGACGCGGTTCATTGAGATGCCGGTGTGGGATCGGAACGCCGGCCGGCCGGTGGTTGGGCTGCACGATTCTGGTCTGGATGGCAGACGCTGCTTTGGAGGTCTTGACCTCGCGAGTGTCTCCGACCTGTCGTCTTTGTGCTTGCTATTTCCGAAGGATGCTGGCGGTTTCGTGGCTCGTTGGTGGACGTGGACCCCAGAGGAGAACGTCGCGAAGCTCGACTCCCGCACGAACGGTGCGGCCTCTGAGTGGGTGCGTGAGGGCTGGCTGACGACAACGCCGGGGAACGTGCAGGACTACGACTACATTCGCGCTGCGCTTGGTCGCCTGGCAGAGCAATTCGACATTGAGTCGATCGGGTACGATCCGTTCAATGCAACGCAGCTGATCAACGACCTGGTGGCGGACGGTTTGAACATGGTGAAGGTCCGGCAGGGATTCATCACCTTGTCGCCGCCGACGAAGGAGATGCAGCGGCTGCTCCTGAAGGGCACGAAGGATGCACCGATGCTGGAGCATGGCGGCAACCCGGTGGCGCGGTGGTGCGCCGACAACCTCGGCGTGGAGATCGACCCGGCTGGGAATGTGAAGCCGTCGAAGCGGAAGTCGGGAGAAAAGATCGACTGCATCGCCGCCCTGGTGGATGCGTTGACGGAGAGCACGGCGGCGCAGGAACGCGAGTCGGCTTACGAGGATCACGATTTGCTGATCGTTTGAGGGGGAGACATGCGAGGTGGACGGAGAGTCACGGTGTCTCTCACTGACGGGTCGGCTCTGTCGGGGGTGTCCCGGTGGTCGTGGCCGTGGATGCTGCGGCTGGTCGATGTGAAGGTGCAGCAGGGTGAAGTGCCAGGCATGGTGCTGGTGCCGCGGGGGTCTGTGCTGACTATTCAGGTGGTGAGCTGATGGCGACGTTCTCTCTGGATTCGCAGACGGTCACCATCGGGGCCGGCCAGACGACGACCACATGGGGCGACCCGATTGTGCCGGTTCGGGTTGCTGATCCTGGCTACCCACTGCTTTCGAGTGTGAACATCCCGGGCTTGTCTCCTTCGGTGGCGTGGCGCCATCAGCCGTCGCTGCGGAAGGTGGTCGAGTTTGCGGCCCGCAACATCGCAACGGTGCCGTGGAAGGTGTTCCGCCGAGTCGATGACAACGATCGGCGGCGGGTGTCGAACTCTCCGGCCGAGGTTGTGCTGCGCACGCCGCGGCCGCGCCTTACGGACTGGATGCTGAAGTTTCGCATCGCCGTGGATTGGATGCTCTACGACCGCTGGTGCGTCGCCCTGGTGGAGGGGCAGCTCCAGCGGGTGCCGGCGCGGGCACTGGTGATCGAGTCCGACGAGATGGACAACGTGACCCGCATCGGGGTGCAGTTGAAGCAGGGCGTAGTGGATCTCTCGGGGTTGCCGTTGGCATTCTCGACGGGTTGGTCGGCATGGAACGGTGACGGCACTTCTCCACTGACTACGCTGTCGGAGATCCTGAACGAGCAGCGTCGCGCGGTCGAATGGCGTGCAGCACAGTGGAATCGGGGCCCGAAGTTCGACGGCATCGTGACCCGACCAGCGGATGCAGGCAAGTGGGACCCTGACAAGCGGAAACGCTGGCTCGAATCATTCCGTGACTTCCGGGACGGGAAGGCCGGCGGCACGCCGATCTTCGAGGACGGCATGGACTTCAAGGACCTGTCGGGGCGCATTAACCCGGCGGACGCGAAGGACATCGAGGGCCGTCAGTTGACCGACCAGGAGGTCGCCTCGGCGTTCCATATCCCTCCCGAGCTGGTGGGGGCACGGCAGGGGAACTTCTCGAACATCGCGGCGTTCCGGCAGATGCTCTTCGGCCCGACACTCGGCCCAGTTCTGGAGCAGATGCAGCAAGCGTTCAACGCGGAGATTGTGCCCGCCCTGGATGACGCTCCGGGCACCTACGCGGTGCTCGACCGTGAAGCCGCCATGAACGGTAGCTTCCTGGAGCAGGCCCAGTACCTTCAGACCGCGGTGGGGGCGTCTTATATGACCCGTGCCGAGGCGCGTAGCCGCCTCGACATGCCATTCATCGCCGGCACCGATGAGCTAGTGACACCACTGAACGTGCTCACTGGTGGCCTGGCGTCTCCGACCGACACGGGTTCACAGAACCTCGGTGGCTCAGGGAAAGCACTGCGGCGGAAACTTCACGCGGTGGAGCTGCGACAGTTGGAGTCGGCGAAGGCGGAGACAGGCAAGAGCTTGGCCGCGACCCTGCGCGAGGTGTACGAGCGCCAGTGGAAAGAGGTCTCCGGCAAGGTCGATGCCGCCGAGTTCCACAAGCAATGGGATCAGGTCATGGCTGACGCCGTGCATCCGCACTTGTGGCGGGCGGCGCTCGCCGGCGCGAAGTCGGTGCTGAACGAATACAACCCATCCGGGGACGGCTGGGCCGAGGACGTGATGCGCCCCTACGTGGCCGCCATGGCGCGGGGTACTGCGTCGAAGTTGAACGACGGCGTGATCTCAGCAGCTGATGACCTGGATGATGTCCCGGAGGATGAGCAGGACGATCAGAAGGTCGGGCTGTTGGACCGGCTGCGGAACTCCACGGCAATCGCCTGGGGCATGGCCGCAGTCGCTGATGCGGCCGGCTTCGGCCGTCAGGATGCGGCCGGTGCGTCTGGGTTGGTGTCGAAGACCTGGTTCGTCACGTCGGACAATCCGCGACCGTCGCATGCGGCGATGAATGGGGAGACGGTCGGTATGGATGAGACGTTCTCGAATGGGCTCCGGTGGCCTGGAGATGGCCAGGGTGAGGCCGGCGAAACTGCTGGCTGTACGTGCCAGCTCGAATACGCGTGGTGAAGGGAGAAGTCATGATCAAAGTGCGGAAGTCCTTCACTGTGAAGGACGTGTCCACGGATGGCGAGGGCAAGTTCGACGCCCTGGTCTCTACGTTCGGGACGACTGATTCTCAGGGCGAGTCCTTAGACCAGGGTGCGTTCAAGGACACTCTGTCGCAATCCGGTGGTGATGTGCCGATTCTCTGGGATCACCAGTGGGACGACATCTGGTCTCACATTGGGTCCGCGAAAGCGGAGGAGAACGATCAGGGCTTGGTTGTGCATGCTCAGCTTGACCTCGACAATCCCACCGCGGCGCAAGCGTTCAAGCTGCTCCAGTCGGGGCGCGTGAAGGAGTTCTCCATCGGCGGCTTCGAGGACCCGCAGGATCGGACCACCGATGACAACGGTGTGACGCACGTGTCGAAGTTCGATCTCGCTGAGGTATCTCTGACGCTGCGCGGCGCGAACCCGGACACACAGCTGCTTGATGTGAAGCACCTGTCTGATGAGGACACGGACATGCTCACGACGGCTGTGATCAAGCGGCTCACGACGAAGCAGGGCAAGGTGCTCGCTGCGAAGCATGTGCAGACTCTGCGCGACATTCACAAGAAGCTCGGGAATCTGCTCTCAGAGGTTGATCCGCCCACGGATGACAGCAAAGCTTCCCCGCCCAGTCAGGACGGGAAGAACCAAGAACCCTCGGCACCCGCCGGGGGTTCTTCCATGTCGGAGCGCCGAGCGGCGATCTTCGATCAGATCAAGGCCGTTCAGGCCGGGAAGGAGTCGTAATGACTCGCGAAGAGAAGCTGAAGCAGCTCCTGGCCGAGGCCGCGGAGCTGGAGAAGAAGAGCGAACTGTCCGAGGAGGAGCTGAAGCACGCCGAGGACATCGCCACCAAGGCCGAGACCCTGTCGGCTGCGATCGAGAAGAGCAAGGATGTCGCGGCGAAGCTGAAGCATCTCGCCCCTGCCGATGAGGCCCACGAGGATGAGCCGGTCGGCAAGACGATCGGTGAGCGGTTCGTGAAGTCGGCGGAGATGAAGCAATTCCGCGCTGCGCATCCGCACGGTGCTGAGTCCAAGTCCACGCCGATCGACATCGTTGTGAAGAACCTCAGTACCAAAGCCGATCCGGCTCCGCTCAACACCGGGGCGAACGGTGACCTCCAGCCGACTCGCTTGCCGGGCATCGATGATCTGACCTACCGCCAGCCGAACACGCTGCTGGACCTGATCACCACCGGCACTACACAGTCTCCATGGCTCCAGTATCGGCAGCTGATCTCGGTCACCAACAACGCGTCGATTGTCGGCGAGGCCAAGACCACCTCGGGGACGGACGCGGCTGGTGGGCTCAAGCCGCTGTCTACGCTCACCACCAAGACGGCTGATGCGAAGGCATTCACCTACGCCGATGGTATCGAGGCCACCAACCAGGAACTCGCAGATGACGGTGCACTCAGCGCTCTCATTGACGGGGTTCTGACGCAGAACGTGCGCGAGGATATCGAGCGGGTTGTGCTGAACGGTGCCGGGACGGCTGATGAGCCTGCCGGCATTCTGAACACCACCGGTGTTCTCAACCAGGCGTTCGTGACAGATCCGGTCACCTCGGTCCGGAAGAGCAAGACACTTCTCCAGACCACGTCGCAGACCACCGCGCAGGCGATCCTCCTCAACCCTGAGGACGACGAGGCGCTGGACCTTCTGAAGGACACCACCGGACGATTCTTTGGTGCTGGCCCGTTCAACGCGGGCCCGACCTCCCTTTGGGGTGTGCCTCGTGTCGTTTCGACGGTGCTGCCCGTGGGAATCGCCATCATCGGCGACTTCTCTCAGGTGCAGCTGCTGATCTACGAGGCGCTTTCCATCCTGGTGTTCAACCAGCACAAGGACTACGCGCAGCGCAACCTCTCCTACGTCCGTGCTGAGTTGCGGGCTCTCCAGCTGATTCGTCAGCCTGCGAAACTCGCGATCGTCCACCTCGCCGCCGGGGCCTGACCGTGGGGGCTCCGAAGATCCTCGTGATCGGGGGTGTCCGGTATCGAGCTGAGGATGCCGAACGCCTTGGCCTCTCCGACGAACCCGACTCTGAGGTGAAGGTCACCAAGCCGCGAGGCCGGCAGGTGAAGAAGACCGAGTGACTGGAGGATCGGATGGCCGACATCATGCTGGCTGATGCTGGCGTTCTGGCAGTAGCGACGGGGAAGCCTGCGGATGATCCGCGGCTGCTCCTGGAGCTTCGCCGGGCATCGGCTCGGTTCATCGGCGAGGTGGGCCGTCCGATCATTCAGGTGGTTGGGGAGACTGTGGTGCTCGACGGGAGCGGCACGGAGACGCTGCTGCTCCCCGACTGGCCTGTGTCTGACCTGACCGTGAACGTCGAGGGGGTGCCGGTCACCGACTTTGAGGTGTCGGCACCCTCCGGCGTGCTGCGCCGATACGCGCGTTGGCCAGACAAGCTCGGCGCGATCGCGGTCCTGTACACGCACGGCTATGACCCGATTCCCGCCGACATTGCGGATGCGGTGCTTGAGCAGGCGCAGATCGCCTTGAACACCATCGTCGGCGTGCAGCAGACATCGCAGGGTTCCAGGTCAGTGACGTTCGGTGCCGCATCAACCACCGGGGTCACTCAGCGTTGGTCAGACACCGTTGCCCGCTACAGCGCGCGGGGTGACGAATGCTGAGCCCATTCAACGTACAGACGGTGGAAGTGCAGGAGCCAACCCTGGTCGATGACGGGCATGGCAACACCACGCCGAGCTGGCCGGACGGCTGGGTCTCTCTCCCGGATGTGGATGTGCAGCCGGCGGCTGGGGCTGAGTCGAATGACAACCGGGATGGTATGGAGATCGTCGCCACACTGTTCCTCCCCGAATCCAATGCGCTCTCCGATCGGGCGCGGGTCCGCTTCGGCGGGCACGTGTTCGGCATCGTCGGTCCGATCCTCACCTGGGTAGACCCGTTCGGGCTGGTCACTCACCGGGTCGCGAATCTGAAGATCTGGGAGGGCTGATGGCTGGGAAGGTGCGCATCCAATTCCACTATGACCAGTTCGCTGCTTTTCGCAAAGACTCGGCGATCAACGCCGAGCTGAAGCGCCGCGCTGAGGCCATCGCTCAGCGGGCAAATGAACTCGCAGGAATTGAAGATGGCTTCGTGGCTGTCGAATCTGAGGGCAAGGATCGAGCACGGTGGATTGTCATCGCTGCCTCGAAGGAAGCTCAACGGCTCGAAGCGACTGACGGATGCCTCACTAAGGCGCTGGAGGCTGGGCAATGACTGAGCTGTCCATCCTCCGGGATATTGAAGGCCTCGCCATCCAGGCGCTGACTTCGGGGCTCGCTGCGGTGTCCGATGTGGCCGGAATCCATGTCGGCACGAAGATCCCCACCGGCTCAGACGGTGCGACGCTGCCGGAGTTCGTGCGCGTCATCGCTTCGAACATCACAACCACCACGCTGGTCACGCACGCTTTCACTTTGACGGTGGAGGGTTGGGCGCAGTCGGAGACGCGAGCCCAGCGCATCAATAGCCTTGCCGCCGCGGTCCTCCGTGAACAGACCGGCATCATTTTCAACTTCCAAGAGCTCGGTGGCGGCAACATTCCACACCCTGATTTCCCGGCCTGGGCCCGCTACCAGTCGCTCATGAGCGGCCGCGTGCGCGACCAGATCATCTCTCTCTGAATTTTCCCTATCCGCCCCTTTCCGGGGCTGAACCATGTCGAAAGGAGCCAGAAATGGCGAACAGCAAGACGAATGTGATCGTCGGCAAGCCGATGACCACTGGCGGGGTTGTCCTGGCCCCACTGGGCACGACCGAGCCCGTCGATGAAAGCAGCGACCTCGGTGCGAGCTTCGTCCGCACCGGGTACATCAGCTCGGATGGTGTGGAACGGCAGGAGTCCCTCGACACTGACACGATCGCCGCTTGGGGCGGCGACACCGTGGTGGTGGTCAAGAAAGGCACAACCGTCACGGTCGCGTTCAGCTTCCTCGAATACCTGAACCCTGCCGCCCAGGGGGCTATCTACGGCGACTCGAATGTGACCTCCACGCCGGCCACTACGACTGCCGGGAACAAACTGGAGATCGCCGGTGTCGTGGATCTTGCCCCGCACAAGATCATGGTCCTGGAGCTGGTCTCCGGTGACGCTCGCGGGCGTGTGATCTTCCACGACGCCCAGATCACTGATCGAGACAAATACACCTACAAGGACGACGACTCTGCGGCGCGCAACGTCACCTGGACCCTGTTCCCAGACGAGAACGGCGAATACTTCCACGAGTACTGGGATGACGGACAGAAGGCGAAAGCCTGATGTCATTCGAAGTCCCGAAGTCCCATGGCCGCGAACCTGAGAACCGTTTCGCGTTCCACTTCGCGGGTCACAAGAAGGAATGGTCAATTCCGCTTCTTCAATTCATTCCACCGAAGATCGCCGCCCAACTGGGGAGCATCGATGAGAACGATCCAGCCGCGGTCATGAAACTGCTCGGGGACCTCTTCGAGCTGATCGCCCCCGGCAAGGATCTCCTGGGACAGTTCGAGGACGCCCAGCAGATGATGGATCTCTTCAACGCCTGGCAGGCTGCATCCACGGTGAGCCTGGGGGAATCGAAGGCCTCTGCCGAATCCTGACCGACCATGAAGATGCGGTCCGGACGGATCTAATCCGAGCTGGGATGCATCTCGAATGGCTGGGCACCGAACTGCTCACCTGGGCCGATCTACGGGCCATCTGCACCAAGACCTCATTCGAGTCCGCTCTGGGTGCCGAGCTGGCTGGGTTCCCGCCGGGCGTACGCCTGTCGCATGTGATCCAGGCGCAGCAGGTGAACGAGATTCGGATGCTCGCCTATGGGTTGGGCGGCGGTAAGGGGCCGAAACCGCAACTGATCGACCTGATCAAACAGAACGAGCCGGCCGGCATCAAGTTCAAGCACAAGCCAGACAAGCTCACCGTCGAGGAATTCAACCGCCGCGTCGGATGGGACTAAGTAGAATAGAGGAAGAAGCGGCCCCGACCGTACTGGTAATACGGACCGGGGCCTGAACCCAACACCTAGGTGAGTAGGAGAGGGTCTTGAACGATTGTATCTGCCGTGCTGAGGGCTGCGAGAATCTAGTCGGTCAGCATGGAGCGTTGGGGCTGTGCCCGAAACATTATGAACGCTGGCACGACCACGGGCGGTTGACTCTGCGGGTTCCGATGAATCAGCAGGAATGTTCCGTCTCCGGCTGTAGCCGTAAGGCGCGAACCCGGGGTATGTGCGGATCGCACTACAACATGTTGAAGCACGAAGGCGCGATACGACCATTCAAGTATGTTTGGCACGATGCGACAGAAGAGCCATGCGAGTGGTGCGGGGACACAATTCCGCAACAGAGGGGACGAAGCCGGTTCTGTTCTGTGGCTTGTCAAAGCATGGCGCAGTTGTGGAAAGGGCGATCTTTCCCCACGGTGCTGCAATGCACAATGTGCGGCCAGAAAATCCCGGTAACACGGAAATGCCTCGGTCAACACAGGCGACGAGTTGACCGCTTGCTATGCCCAACATGCAAGGCAGCTCGGTGTCTGAGGCACAAGTTCTCCGTCCGCGTTTTAGCAAATCGTGACGGCAGTATCTGTGGTATCTGTCATCACGAAGTGGATCTATCTCTGACCTATCCTGATCCACTTTCTCCATCTGTCGATCACATCATTCCTTTGGCTAGAGGTGGCGCGAACGCGCCTGAAAACTTCCAGCTTGCACATCTTCATTGCAACGTGTCGAAACAGGCACGTCTCATCTATTAGCAACAGGGGCATGGCCCCTTAGGGGGTGGTGCCAAGTATGTCTGAAGCGAAACTTGCAACGGCGTACTACTAGCTTACGAGCTGATCGCTGCCACGCCCGGTGCTGAGGGCCAGATCACGGCAGGGATTGTCCCAGCTGCGGGTAGAGCTGGCGTTGCAGGCGGGCAGTCGCTCGGGTCGCAGCTGGTGGGCACGCTCAAGAAGTACGTTGCGCCCTTGGCTGCGGCGCTGACCGCTGCTGGGATCGCGAAGTTTGTCAAAGACTCGGTGGGGGCGTTCACTGACCTCACTGGGGCAGTGGTGAAGCTCCAGCGTGTCACCGGCGGCACGGTGTCGCAGGTGTCCGCCATGCGCGGCGCTATGCAGCTCTCGGGGATGGATGTCGATAAGGCATCCACGTCGCTGACGATCTTCTCGAAGAACCTGAACAACGCTGCCGGGGATCAGGCGAAGTCGGCAGCCATGTCGCAGCTGCTCGGGACCTCAATCCTCGGCGCGAATGGGCAACTCAAGCCCATGAACGAGTTGCTGCCGCAGGTGGCCGACAAGTTCAAGACGATGCCTGACGGGGCGCAGAAGACGGCGCTCGCGGTGCAGCTGTTTGGCCGGTCTGGCACGGAGATGCTGCCATTCCTGAACCAGGGCGCGGCAGGCATTCAGGGGCTTGAAGACAAAGCGAAGTCGCTCGGTCTGACACTAGACGATTCGTCCAAGTCGAAGTTCGTCGCCTACAAGTCGGCGACCCGGACTCTCAGTGCCACCATGCAGGGGCTCAAAGTGTCTGTTGGTGGCGCTGTGATTCCCGTTTTCACGGGATTCGCGACGATGCTCACCAACCTCATTACCCCGGCGGTCGAGGGGTTCAACCGGGTTCTTCAGAATCCGCAGGTGCAAGCGTTTGGGCAGGCCGTCCAGACCGTGATGGGCAGCATCGGAACCGTCGTCGCATCTGGGCTGGGTAAGGCAGCTGGCTTGATCGGGCAACTGCTCGGGCCGATCTTCTCGTCTCTCGGGCAAGCGTTCCAAGTGCTTGGCCCACAAGTGCAAACGGCAATGTCGGCTTTCTCCCCGTTCAGCCTCATCATGCAGGCACTCGCCCCTGTGGCGTCTCAGCTGTCTGGGCTGCTCGGTGATGTCGGCCAAGTCATCGGCACCACTCTGTCTTCTGTGCTCATGGCCGTGGTGCCGCTGCTCGCCTCACTCGTGCAGACGGCCGTGCCGATCCTCACCCAGATCATCCAGATCGGTTTGCAGATTGCCTCAGCTGTCCTCCAACCAGTGATGCAGGTTGTGCAGGCACTGACACCTGTCATCACCCAGATTTTCAATGCACTCACGCCGTTGTTCGGGATGATCGCCACCGCGGTGATGCCGCTCATCACTCAGGTGATGAACGCGCTGATGCCGATCATCACATCGCTACTGCCACCACTCATGTCGATCATCCAGGCTCTGATCCCGATCATCACGGCGATTGTGCAAGCGATTACCCCGATCATCACAACTCTCGTCTCCGCCCTGATGCCAGTCATCCAACTGGTCGTGAGCACTATTCAGGCGCTCATGCCCGTGGTGCTCGCAGTGATTCAGTTCGTGATCAACGGGATTGTGAGCTTCATCAACACGGTCTTGCTCCCTGTGATCAACGCGATCCTCCCCGTGGTCCAGTCCGTTATCGGTGCAGTGACTGGAATTGTCCAGGGGATCGCCACTGTGATCCGCGGAGTGGTGAATGTCATCTCAGGGATCTTCTCTGGTGACTGGTCTCGTGTCTGGAATGGCGTCACCCAGATTGTTTCGGGTGCGATAAGCGGCATCACATCCTTGCTCGACGGCATGGTGAACGTCGGCAAGAACTTGGTGAAAGGCATCTGGGACGGCATCAAGGGGATGGGCGACTGGCTGCTGAACCAGATCAAGGGTTTCGCGCACAGCATCACAGATGGCATTAAGTCTTTCTTCGGCATCCATTCACCATCAACTGTGATGCGCGATGAAGTCGGAAGGTTCTTGGCACAAGGTATCGGGGTCGGGATCACTGCCGACGCTGATTCTGTGGTCAATTCGGCGAAGGCGTTGTCTGACCAAATCACGGGAGTGTTCTCTTCTCCTTCGTTGTCGCCGACACTTGCAGGTGCTGGTGCGATGGCGGGAGGAGTGTATGCGCCGGTGACGGTGCAGGCCCCGAATATCGATAGTGCTGCTGTGGTGCAGTTGACTGCTACTGCTCTGGCGCAACGGCTGAGGATGGTGTGATGTCTGATCTGTATATCGGTGGGGTCAGGTTTGGTGGTGAGTCTCTTGTCGGGGGTCTGGTCCTGTCGAGCTTGACGGGATGGTATGACACTCCGGACGATAAGACTGATTATCAAGAGCGGGCTACGTCGTATGGCGATTTTCCGGCGTCTTCAATCCGGCGCGGGGCACGAGTGCTGGATCTTGATTTGGGGTTCGAGTTTCCGTCTCGTGCTGATGCAACGGCAATGTTTCATCGTCTTAACGCGTTGCAGGGATCTCAGCAGATGGTGCGGCTCGTTGATGAGATCGACACGTTTTGTACCGGCACGGTGACGTTCGGATTCCCGAAGACGAAGGGCGTCGCTGGGGCATTGTCTGGGACGGTCACGTGCACTGATCCGTTCATCTATTCGACGGCTGAGCAGCAGATCACTCTTTCTGGTTCTGCCGCGGTGGGCAAGGGGCTGTCGTTCATCCCGGACGGTGAGACGGTCGCGGGCTTGGATTTTCCGGTGTCGTTCGGCGGTGAGGGTATTGATGGGTCGAACGTTGGTGTGCTCACCAACGGTGGAAACGCACCAGCGTGGCCTACGTTCACGACGGTCGGGTCTTTCCCGTCCGGGTTCCGCCTCGAGCTCGGCGGCGAGGTCCTCGAGTGGGATCAGCCGGTGGCGGCGTCGGCCCCGGTGACCCTTGACTGTAGGAACATGAGGGCCCTCGTGCTCGGCGTGGATCGCACGGTAGGGGTGTCCCGGCAGGGGTGGGCGTCCGTACCGGCCGGGACACGGGTGGGCTCGTCGGTGACGTCCGGACGGTTGCCGGTGGTGCTGCACCCGCTGGAAGCGTCTACCGGCTACGTGGTCGCGCGAGTGCGCGACACCTGGATCTGAGAGGAATCATCATGGCGACTGGGTGGGGCGTGGAGCGCGCCAATGACAAGGGCTTCGACACGGCGTCTGCGCGGAAGATCAACGCGGCCGAATACAGTGTGGGGGTACTGCGCGGGTGCAAGATCAGCACGTCGTCTACGAACCGCACCTACAAGGTGTCGCGGGGGTCTGATCCGGCGTCGATCGCAGTCGGGTCGGCGACAGCTGCGGATGGTGCGGTGATCTTCCCGGTGCCGGATGGTCTGACGACTGGAGCGGTTGCGGCTGGTGATCCCACGAACCCGCGCATCGACTCCGTGTTCGCGGTGCAGCATGATGCGGCCGCAGGCGACGCAGACAACCAGGTGGTGCTCGTCGCCGTGTCGGGCACCCCGGCAGCCTCCCCGACGCCACCCGCCGCCCCGGCGGGGATCGCCGTCAAGCTGGCGAGTTTCACGGTGCCGAAGAGCGCATCCACTACCTCACAGGCGACCCCGTACGGGAACGTGGACTTTTCGGTTCCCTATGGGGCGTCGCTCGGTGTGCTCTGGTCCTGGACGGACACGTTCAATGGGGTTGCGAATCAGGACCCGCTGATACTTGGGCTAACCTCCTTGTACTTTCCGACTGACCGGAATGTGGACATGGAGATCATGCCGAACGTTTCTGGAGAGAATGGAGCGACCGGGACGTGCGCGTACGGGTTCCAGCTTGACGGGAACGAGTTCGTGTCCTTCGAGATCGGCTACGACGTGAACTGGCAGACCAGGTATGTGAAGATTCCGGTCAAGGTGACGTCGGGGCTGCACACGTTCGCGTTCCGCCGATGGTGGCGGGCGGGTGCGAAGTTCGTGCAGCACTACGGACTCCAGAGCGACCTGATCTTCCCCGGCACGATCTTCCAGGTGGTGGACAAGGGCGTCGCGCAGTGAGCTGGGTGCTGTGGCTCATCGATCCGCTGACGGGCCGGAAGCTGCGGCGACTGCCCGACGTGGGCTTCTCGTGGACGATCTCGCTGCGGGACGCTCAGATTGGGTCTGATCCCCAGAATCTTGGCAAAGGGCAGGTCACCTCCCTGAGCTTCCCGTGGGCCGCGTTCGATGATCTGGGTGACAAGTCGGAGCTGCTGATGCCCGGCGACAACTGGGTTCTCGCCGAGCAGGATGGTGTGCCGCGTCTCATGTGCGAGCTCGGGGACACGTCCAACGACGACGAGTCGATCTCGGTGGAGGTCACTTCGTCGCAGGCGGTCCTCGCCCGGCTGCTGCTCATCCAGGAGTCAGCGGTGCAAGCCCAGCTGCGGGGGGACACGAGAGCGATCCGGTCTTCCACGTGGCAGGCGAAGGGGTTCGAGCTGGGCACGCTCGGGGTCCGTGAGATGAAGGCCATCCTGGACAAGCCACAATGCTTGCCCCCGGTCCGGTTCCCTGCCGAGTACACGGCGCCCGCTGACGACGCTCACACTCGCAGTGTGGCCGGCTACGACTTGCAGAACATCGACGTGCAGCATCTCCTCACGAACCTGTCGAACGTCACGGGCGGTCCGGATATGGACCTGCGCCCGGAGACGGTGGATGACCGGACGGTGCGGCTCGCGTTCCACGCGGGGCGTCCGACGATCGAGCAGCAGATCGTCTGGTCGTGGGGGTGGCGTGCCGGACAGGCCGGGGGCGACGTGCAGAAGATCACGCTGAAACGGTCCGCAGCGACGGTCGCCGACCGAGTGTACGCGAACGGGTCGGGTACGGACGCTGGCACTCTGATCGCCGTCTCCCAGTCCTCCCAGCTGCCCACGAACCGGCTGTTCCGGGAGAAGGTGCTCTCGGACACGTCCACCGACAGTCAGCCTCTCCTCCAGTCCCACGCGGATGCGGCGCTGGCCGCGGCGCAGCATGTGCAGGCGCAGTTGCAGATCGAGGTGGACCAGTACGGTGCGAACCCGATCAACCGGGTGTGGCCGGGGGATGAGGCGCAGCTGACTCTCTGGGGGTACCCGAACCTCCCGGACGCCACGTACAGGCTGCGGGTGTTGGAGATGGCCGGGAATTCCACCGATCAGATGTGCACGTTGACGACTGCGGTGATGGATGCCCGCACGATGGAGGTGCTGTGATGCAGGACACGAACTTGTTCAAGCGCCATGAGCAGGCGGTGGCCGACCTGATTCTGAGTGCGAAGCAGAACTTGACCGCCCCGTCAGGGTCTCAGGTTTTCCACTCGGACCTGTCTGACCCGGACAACGACGTGACGACGGTCGTGGGCCCGGCTGCTGGTGCTGCTGGTGTGGCCCAGTGGGTGGGGGATACGACGGCTCCTGGTGTGCCGACTGGCATCTCGGCATCCTCGGCTTCGGGGATCGTCACCGTCACCTGGGACGGGACGCTGGACGGTGGTGTGCCGGAGGATTTCGCCTACGTCACCGTCTTGATCGACGGTGTGGAGCGGGGGCGTCTGACCCATGCTGGGGCGCTGCCGGTCGATGGTCTGACGGTGGGGGCTCAGGTGCAGGTGACGGCCACGGCGTCGGATGCTGCCCGCCTGGAGGACGGCACCCTGTCCCCGAACGTCTCCGCCGAGACCGAGCCGGTGACGGTGACGGTGGCGTCGGTGGTGTCGCAGGAGGAGCTCGATGCGGTAGCGAAGACCGCGGCTGCGGCGAAGACGGCTGGGGATCAGGCGGCGTCGGATGCGGCGGCGGCTCAGGGGGATGCACAGTCGGCGTTGGACAAGCTGGCGGGCACGGTCCAGTCTGAACTTGGGGATCAGGTGACTGCGGCGGCGGCGGCGGCAACTGCGGTGAAGCCGCTCATTCAGGATGACTATCCGACGTCGGATGAGCAGGTGCAGGATCGGCTTTGGATTGACACTGCGGCCCGCACCTACGCCTGGACCGGAACCCCGAATGCGTCAGCCTCTACCGAATCGGTCGATGGGGTGGTGCAGGCCACGAACTTCGTGCTGAATCCGCGGACGGTCGGAACCGCAGGTGATGATGCTGGCTTGGATCAGTGGGGTGTAAGTGGCTCGTCGGCGGTGTTTGATGCGACGCATGTGCTCGATTCGGGGATGGCGGTTCACGTCTCTTGGGATGGCTCCGGGGTGCCGCAGCTGCGCCGTGTGCCTTTGAGCCTCGGAGAGACCACCTGGGAGCAAGACTCTGTCGCCTGGTGTGCGGACGTGTGGGTCCCAACAGCGGGCGACTACGCGATCTTCTGGGGCGGCAAGGACCGCAACCTCGCGCTCGCGGCGGGTTGGAATCATCTCGCGTTCACGGCGGACGCGACCCTGCCGGGAGTGCATCTGGCGCTGTTCATTGGGAAGATCAGCACTGCGGGTGCAGGCGAGCTGTGGATCACGAACATCTGCGTTGGGTCTGCCACCTATTTCGACGGGGGAACAGCCCCGACAGCGGCGAACACGCCGAAACGCTGGAATGGGAGCGAGTGGGAGGCCGTCACGGATGGGACTGCGGCGGCAGCAGCACAGACCGCAAGTTCGGCGTTGACGGTGGCGACGGGCAAGATCACTACCGGCACCGGCACGCCCAGCGCGTCGGGTCACGTTACTGGGGACCTGTATTTGCAGACGGACTCTAGTGGGCACGTCATCAACATCCTGGTGTTCAATGCGTCCAGCACGTGGGTACCGTACATTCTGGTCGCCTCGGCGCTACTGGTGGCTTCTTCGGTGGGGACGACACAGATCGCTGACGGGGCTATCACAACAGCGAAGTTGGTTGCGTCGTGCGTGACTGCGGCGCAGATCGATGCTGGTGCGATCACGACCGACAAGCTGGCAGCGAACTCGGTGACTGCCGCGAAGGTTGAAGCGTCTGAAGCACTGCTGGAGAAGTTGCTGGTGCGGAAGATCGTCGCTGACGACATTGATGTGGGGAGTCTCGCCGCCGCGATCGTGACCTCTACCGAGTTCCACACTGCCGATGGGCGCCTCGGGTTCGACTCCACGAACGGCTTCTACGCGAAGGACACGAACGGAAACTACGTCTTCAAGGTTGATACGACCGGGAAACTTACCGCTGTCGGTGCGGAAATTTCTGGCACGCTCTCCAACGTCACGCCATTATCTTCAACGGTCATCGATGAGGATGGAGTGGAAATTCGGGGGACTGGGTGGAAATTCCCGTACCCGGTCTCGATTCCAGAACCGATCACCAGTTACTTGTTCGCGTCGTCGGACCATTACCTTGCGGGTATCACATACGACTCCCGGACTCTTTACCAGTGGTATACCCCAGGTGGGGGAATGGGGACCCCGACAAAGATCACCATCCCCATTGGTGATCCCATCAAGGGTCTTTCTTGGCTGGGAACGTCGAAGTACTTGGTTCTCCGCAGTAAGCAATCAGGTAGTACCGTCGCGTGGCGTGTTGAAGTTTGGAACATGTCGGGTGCTGTGCAGGCCACCTACAACCTCCCCTCAACGGACACGAGTTGGTACGGTGCTATCGCACAGTACCCTGACGGTTCAGGTTTCTATGTGGCTATGGGGAACTCCAGCACTACTGGAACAATCTACAGATACAATTCGTCTGGGGTGTTGCAGAAGCAGTGGACGCTTCCGGTCACTGACTATTTTGGCGGATCTGTTCCCCAGGCTATGGCGGTTGATTCGTCTGGGAATCTGTATCTTTCCCAGGCGGGGAACACCAGGTGCTATACGCCCGCCGGGGTGGCGAAGTGGTCGCTTGTTGGTGGATTCACCAGCCTGACGTTCGATAACATCCACAGTTACCTGGTGGAGGGTATTGGACAAAGCGTAACGTGGGCGGACCCATCGACAGGTAACCTCGTTGGGGCTACTCCAGTCCCGGAACTCATTCAAAGTCTTGCGCTCATGGACTTCAACGGTGCGAACTTGTATGTGTTGTCTGCCGTCGGCCCGAAAATCATTGTTGGCGAGTGGTCTACCCCTGCGACGGAGGAGGGGCAGTCGGTTGTTATTTATGCGAGTTCTGGCACTGCGAGTTTCCACAACACTATTGATGTTACTTCGGTTATTTCGCAGTATCCGATGTCGCAGGCTGACGGTGAACGGGTTTCCGGTGTGCACCTCGCCAGCTCTCTGACTGATCTGAATGGCGTGTCCACGACGCATCTCCTGGCCGGTTTGTCGAGAGGGTTCGTCCCCAAGTTTGCGAGCAACCAGACAGATGCGGGCGACTATGTATGGGATGGCTCGGCGTGGGTGCCAATGCACGGTGGTTGCACATTGACGCTCACTGCGAATGAGAACGCGCCCGGCGATGTGAACGTCAACTACCAGAGCGTACTCTCCAACACTGGCGGTTTCGGAACAGTGACTGGCGCGAGCGCGGGTATCACAATCCCGGTCGAGGACGACTATCGCATTCACATCCACGGGTTCATGTCGAACAGTGGACAGTGTGCCTCGTATCTCCAAAACGTGCTGCTCCCCGGGTCAACGGCGGAAGACGGTCCCTACTGGTGGAACCCGATGGGCGGCCAAGTTGGCCGGTATCTGGCGCTCCACGTCACCATCTATCGGCACCTGCTGGCTGGGCAGACTGTTCGTCACGTGGTGCGAAACTCCAACACCACTGATGGTGTGATGACCCAGACGAACACGCTGACCATCGAGCACTGATCGAGGAGATGCTGATGAGTGACGATACAGGTTCGCTGCGGATCACCAACCGGGACATCTGGGACCAGCTCCAACTGCTGTCCGCGAAGCTTACCGAGGCGGTGGGAACGTTTGCGACGCACACCACCGTGGCTGGTGGTCAGGTGACGGATCTCCAGGATCGGGTGCATGTCCTGGAGGGGAAGGTGCAGGTGCTCGAAGTGTCTCAGGGAAAGTCGGAGGGCCTGCCAGAGAAGGTCGATGAGCTCGGCCACAAGCTGGACGAGGTGAAGTCGTCGGTGGATAGGACGTCGTGGGTGCCAACGATTCTCATCCCGATCATCACTGCTGCTGCGTCGGCCCTGGTGGTGTGGGCGATGCACGGATTCCAGTGACCTGACCCGGCCCTCACCAACTCATTTCTAAGCCTCGCCATTCGGCGGGGCTTTCGTCGTTAAAGGAGGCCCCGCAATGGGGAAGCATGCTGTAATTCGGAAACGGTGGTGGCCGCGGCTGGCGGTCGTTGCTCTGGCTGGTCTCGCTTCGGTGGGGATGGTGGCGACTGCGCTGCCGGCACAGGCGGACTCGTCCGGTGTGGACGTGTCATCCAACAACGGCAACCTGAACTACGGGTCCATCGCGTCGTCGGGTCAGCGGTTCGTGATCGTCAAGGTCAACGAGGGGACGTATCGCTGGAGCGGCCAGGCGGCAGCGGTAGCTGCATCGCGCGCGGCGGGTATGGCGGTCGGCTACTACGGCTTCATCTCCTGCTCGGATGGCGCCACCCAGGCGGATATTTTCAACGGACACTTGGCGGACTACCGTGTCGGTGACCCGCTGATCCTGGACTACGAGGGCGGCTGTGCGACGGTCGCGCGGGCGAACGCCTGGATGCAGCGGATGCGCCAGGTGCGCCCCAACGCCAACTTGATGATCTACATGTCGTCGAGCGTGGCGAACGGCCCGATCAACTTCTCCGGTGTCCGCGGATACGGTGCTCGTCTCTGGGTCGCGAACTACGGCGCGGACAACGGGGTCAATCATGGCTGGCCATACACGCCGGCATGGACTACGGCGATCCACCAGTACAGCTCCCGCGGCTATGTCGCCGGCTACCGCCTCGACGTGAACATCGCCCGCTCCGATGCCTGGGCCGGCTCCGCTCTCCCGACCGGCTCGACCACGACCACGGGGGCGGCGATCACCGTCTCCAGCCCGTCCGAGACCTACAACGGGTATCCGACCCGGACGATCCAGACGCTGCTCACCAAACGCGGCTACACGTGCGCGGTAGACGGCATCTACGGTGCCGAGACTCGTAGCCAGGTGCGGAGCTTCCAGGCGTCTAGGCACATCACGGCAGATGGTGTGGTCGGGCCCGTCACCTACGCCTGGCTCCAGCGGGTCTACCTGGACGGCTCCATCGGCCAGATCTCGATTCGGCGGGCGCAGGCCATCGCCGGCACCCCCATCGACGGGTCGATCACCGGCGGCCGCAACGGCTATGCGCCGGCAGTCACGTCGGGCACCCGGACCGGCTATTCGTCCCTGGTCGCCGTGCTGCAGCGCCGCATGGGTGGTCTGGTCGTGGATGGGCGTCTCGGGCCCCGCACCGTCGCGAAATTGCAGTGGTGGCTCACCCAGCACGGCTACGGGCATCTGGCCGTGGACGGCTACCTCGGGTCGGCTACCGCGAAGGCCTGGCAGAAATCACTCGAGACCGGATACCTCTTCTAACCCTCTCTGAAAGGAACCCATCATGAATACCGCAATCACTCTCGCCACCGCGATCGCCGGGCTTGTCAGCCCAGCGCTCACCCAGGTGGTCAAGCAGTACATCCCCGCCGCGTGGCGGCCGACGTTCGCTGCTACTGTCGCCGTGGCTCTCGGCTGCCTCGCCCTGTGGGCGACCGGCGGATTCTCCCACACCACCTGGGCACTCGCCCTGGCCGCCGTGGTCGGCGTCTCCCAGGCCCTCTACGCGGTGATCGACAAGATCGTGGACGGCTCGAAAGCTGCCGCCGCAGCCAAGACCGCGACGACAGACACCGCCTCGGAGGCGACTCCGACCGCCTGACCCCGACCCCAGCTCGAGCGCCCCGTCTCACCCTTCACCGGGTGAGGCGGGGCGCTTTCCTGCGTTAACGGGGTGGGTAGCGGCGAAGGCGTTGGTGCACGCTCGCCGTGGTGATGTCGCTGGCCTGGGCGATCGACCAAGCGGTGATGCTGTCTCTGGCTAGGAGCCGACGTGTCGCGCTCAGATCCTCGCGATCATCCGCGCGTCGCTCCGCCACTCGACCCCGTGCGTTACGGATTTCCACCAGTGCGTGATGAGGATCCCCTCGGCGTGCAGCAGAGCATCCACCTGGGATGTGCGCGACACCTGGGCGGTGCGCTGCCCGAGGACCCGGCCCTGGGCGTCGAGGACCTGGATCAGCCAGCCGCCAGAGGTCGGCCGGCAGCGCACCATCTTGATGCGGCGGCGCAGCCCGTCACCCCAGTCACGCGGAGCGACCATCCTCGACCTCCTCGCGTGTCCACACCTGCCCGCAGAGCACACACATCCACCGATCCTGGGCCGGGATGGTGATCCCCCGGCAGTCCGGGCACGGCATGTCAGCTCCAAGACTCATGGGAGAGAGTCTGACAGAGACCATCGACACGATGGGATGTAGTCAAGGCTACATTTTGAGATGCGTTCGGCTTATTTGAGCCGATCTGGCAGGTAGCGCCGTAGCACTGGTGATCGGCTCTATGAAGCCGTTTTTTCGGCCTGGTTGAGCCGAAGTAGCCCAGCTCCGACCGCGGATTCGGATACAGTTCAAGTCCCGTTAGCCACCC